CTCGTCGTAGGCATCCAGCCAATCGCACAGCGGCAGCAGATCGCTGCGCCCCCTCAGCCCGGCGGAAAGGTCGTTCACCCTGGAGAAAAGGCACTCGCCGTCGGTCATTTGCGCACGCATCGATCGCGCAGCGCGGCCGAAGGCAGTTTCGCGTACGTTGACGATCACCCGGAACGTCCGCTTGTTACCGTTGGCATCGGCCACCGTGCGCACGCCGATCGGCTGCTCGATGTTGTCCGGATCGGGGATGACGGTGTCGATCAGCGCCGGATCCAGATACCCGAATCGCACAAACCCCGTCGCGGCATTGCGAAACACCGGCCAGCACTGCTCGCCGAAGATCGACAACTCCCGCGCACGCTTCTGCAGCTTCAGGTCCCAGCAGTTCAGGCCGTCGTTCCAGTGCCGGTTCAGGATCTCTTGCGCAGCCGGATCATCGACCACCGCGCGGCAGCCCTTGCCGAGCATGTACGCGATCGGCAACTCGACCAGGCGATTGGCCAGGCCGTTGCGCTCCCACAGGTACATCGCCAGCTTCTGCATGCGCGCCTGAGTCATCGGCGCGAGGTCGCGATTTGCGTCCGACGACAGCCGCCGCCATTGATCGTCGTCAGCATCGATCGACGCGCCAGCGGCCTCGGCCATGCGGCCGATCCCGACAAACGAAAGGATTGAACTCATCAGACCCATGTTTAGCCCTCTCCGGACCGTTCCGGACCGCTCTGTGTGCGCGTTTGTGTGCCTTGGCGTGCCGAGATAGCCCCAGCGCGCTGCGCGCGCTCCTGTGGCCGCTGGCGCGGTCGTTCTTTGATTCGGCCGAACATCCCCTCGGATGCGCGGTTGCCGCGACTTGGGCTGAACCCGCCCGCGGTCGGTGGAACGGTTGTGCCGGCCGCCGCCTGGCGCGGTGCCATCGCGGCATCGAGCGCCAGAAACATTGACCAGGCGCGGTCAGCATGGCCACCGGCATCGCGGTCGGCCGTGAACCTCGGCGTCTCGCCCGTGCCCGGCTCGCGCTTGATCTTGTGCAGGTCGTTGCGCAGATCGTCGTGACCGCTCGGGATGCGCACACGGCGATCCTCGAACGCGCGCTTGCTGGCGCTGGCCATCCGCAGCTTGCTGGCCTGGCTGAACTGCACGCCCTGGACACGCGCACCGTAGCGGCGCTGTGCATCCTCGACCGGCTTCTCACCGATGCCGGTCTTGTCCATCTGGCACAGCGACACGTTGTAGCGGGTCATGATCTGGTCGAGCGCTTCATCCTGCTGCGCAAAGCTGGCGCGCTGCAGGGCGATCTCCTCGCGATGCCACCAGACGTCGCCAACGGCCTCCAGCACCTGGATCACGAACAGATCCTTGTGCCGGCCAATGTCGACGCCCACCACGCACTCGCCACCCTCGTACCGATCCGGATCGCCGGCCAGCACGTGCTCGCAGCTGTTGATCAGATCCCAAGGCAGATAGGCCGTGGCCTCGTCGATGAACTCCAGCAGGAACTCCTGCCGCCACAGTTCCTCGTCGCCCAGGTTCTCGTGCAGCTCGTCGATGTTGCGCGGCAGGCCATCGGCCACCGCCTGGTGGATGTCCACCTGGTGGCGACTCCACGCACCCTTGTCGGTGGTCCACAACTCGTAGAACTTGTTCTTGCGGCCCTTCGGAGTACTCGCAATGCGGATGCGGTAGCCCGCGCTAATCACCGGGAACAGCGCACCCCAGATCTCGCGGCTGTCCTGGTGGATCGCGAACTCATCCAGGAACACGTTGGCGGAGTAGCCGCGCGCCGTGTCCGGGTTCGCCGGCAGCGCAATGATGCGGCTGCCGCCAGGAAACTCGGCCTCCAACTGGTTGTAGGTACCCTCGTCTCCGCGGTACTCCGATTCGATCTCGCGCGCACCGAGGTCGTACGCCTGCGCGTGGCGCATTACGCCCTCGCGAAAGGCCTCGCGGGCCTGCCGCTCGCCGCGGGACAAGATAACCCAGCGCTCGCGTCGGCCGTCCGCCATCGCCTGGAAGACGTCGTCGACCACCTCCAGCGTCGTCGTGAACGACTTGCCGGTCTGGCGCGCGAACATGGCGATCTTAAAGCGCGCCTTGTCGAGCAAGTAGCGCTGCTGGTAGCCATAGAGCTGGATCGCCGGGTGACTCATACGCCGATCCCGTAGACCTCGCGGCGGATGCGATCGAGCGTGTCCTGGGAGATCGTGCCGTGCTTGGCCATGTCGCCCAGCTTCGCCTGCTGTTCGCGCTTGAGCTTGTCCCGCGCTGCGGCCTCGATCTCCTGGCGTTCCTTGAGGCCAACGCGCCGCGCGTCCATCACGTTCTTCGCCGCCCGCGCCAGATCCTTGACCTCGCCGATCGACGCGCCGTCCTCGTTCTCCCCGGCCTTCAGCGCCGCATGCGTGGCGAGCGCCGTGATGGTCTGCGTCAGCAGCGCACCCGCGCGCTCGTCCGGGTTCTCGCCGAGCTCAGCCACCACCACGCGCGCCGCGGAATCGATATCGCGCATGCGCCCCAGCATCTGGCCCATCGACTGGCGGTACCGGCCGAGCGAACTGCGTGTCGGAATCTTGTCCGCCAGATCCGGGAACTGCCGGATCAACAGATCGCGCATCTCGTCCAGACTGAACTTGTCCGCGCGCAGCATCCGCTCGATCTCCGAGCGGATCGGATCAGGCGCGTCTTTGACCTTGCTACGGCGCCCCATCACCGCGGGCTCGGCCGACGAACGCCAGGCACAACGGCCCGCCCATCGGCCACGTCGACGCCGCGCTCCGTGATGATCACCAGCTGCACCGTCGACGTCAGATCATCCGTGCGCACCAGCCCCTGATCGCGCAGCCAGGCCACATCCGTGCGTACGTCGTCCCGCGTAGAGGTAATTCCGAAGTGGTTGCACCCGTCGGCAAGAACCGCCGTGTTCGCGCGCTGAGCAGCAATCTCCGCCAGACACCGCAGAATCACCAACCGCCGGTGCTCGCGCACATGCGCATCGAAGTTCATCGGGCATGCTCCATGAGGTAGCTCTGAATCACGCGGACACTCTCCAGCGTCTGCTCGGCCGTCGCATCAAGCCCGGCCACAGTGGTAGCCAGATCGCCCACACGCGCCGTGGTCGCCCGAATATCGAGCCGCAATCCGTCCAGATCCGCGTGGGTTGGCATTACCGTAACCCGCGCCCAGAGCCACGCGGCCAGCGCAGTTGTCGCCAGCTGCGCCGCGATGAGCACGGCGATGATGATGTAGAGGGTGGATGGGGCTGACATCAGACGGTCTGCTCCAGCACCGCGCCCTCGCGGAATCGATCGTCGATCCAGTCGTCGGACCAGCCGAGGCCTGCGGCGATGCTAGCGACGGTGGTCGACGCTCGCCGGATCGATGGCGCGTTGAGGCGGGCTTCGAAGATGCGGCGCTGATCAGCGGGCAGCGATGCAACCAGCGCGAGCACGGCGTCCCACTGTGTGCCGTGAACTGGGTGCGAGTGGCTGAGCAGCACCTCTTCGGCGATGTGGCGCGGCAGGGACTCGGGGACCGGCGGCGGTGGCAGCGCAGCCACGACCCACTGGGAGCCGTCCCAGGAGAGGCTTTCTGTTTGCGCATCGTAATCCGGCGGCTCCGGGCGAGCGATCCAGCCCTTCCGGGTTAGCGTCGCAACAACGTCTGGGTCGTCAGTGTTCCGCGGGGGCTGACCTGCGAAGTCCAGGATCATCCGTTGATTCTCCATTTGCGCTGGCGAGAGTGCTCTAGTCTCAGCCGTAGTGCCGTAGAAAACGCAACACTCCACTTCGCGCACTCCCCGATATACCCGGTAAGATAAGAGCCGATGTATGGAGGCGCCCCACCAGTAGTGGACTGTAGTGCCCCCACCATCACAAGGTTGGTTGTGTCCACGCTGGCTCCGGTGTCTGTCCTCGGGGATGCAATGGCCCCAATCTGCACCCCGTTGCGCCTAAGAAATCCGGTAGCCTGATTTGCTCCCGTGTCTCTACCGCCGTGACCGTGAAG